ATGCTCTTGACACAGACGAGGATGCTTTCTTAACACTTTCCAGCTCATTTTTCATTACTGTAATACTCATACAAATGGCGGCAGCTTCATTCTTCATATTTTTAATATCAGTGTACAATTTGGATAGATCATTTTTTATTGGTTCCGGTACATCGTACGATCCTGGCCTACTACTCCGGGCGGGGTATAATTCAAGTTATAAACACGACTTTCCCATTAATTTTACTTTTCTTTAATACGCTTCTCAATGTCTTTAACTTTCTTATCCATCTCTTCAATATCAGAGCGCAATTCTTCTTGACTTCCACGATTCATATTCTAATATATAACAAGATTTTTTAGTTATTTTTTGAAATGGATAATATACATAAGGCAAAAACAATAATAAATAATAAAGTATTAATGACGCGCGAGATAATTAATAGATTAGAGGAGCTATATTCAAACTATCTTGTATATAGAACTATAATTGTGTGCGATGATAATAGTCTTGACAAGTATGTCAATATACTTAGAGAGAATAATTATGATTGCTATGTGTTAAAAGATTATGACGCTGCGATAAATTATGATTCTCTGGATGTAAGGATATTTTTAATAGAGAAGGGGTATTTTATCAAGTTTATCAAGGGGTATATTGATAATAAGATTAGCGCAAATGCGGATACGGATACAGAGACAGATATGCATAGATATGGGGCGTATTTTTATAATTCAATTATAATACAATTTGATAATGATAATGACTATGATATCATAGGAGAAACCGAGAGAATAAAGAGAGAATACAAGGAAATATCTAATAATTATGATATTATTATCTAATAATAATTTAGAAGATTATACAAGTAGGATATTAATATGGCTGCAAAAAAGAGTTTTTTCGGAAGCGATATATTTATTATGATTTCAATAATATTATTTTTATTATTGGCTATTGCCGTTTTATTCGCATATAATAAAAATAAAATAATGGAGACTTTTATGGGCGAATCGGCTGATAAAAAATACAGGATGGAGTATTATTATATGGACGGCTGCGGACACTGTGAGGATTTCAGTAAATCTGGAGTATGGGACAAGCTTAATGGAGAATATGGGAATAAATTAGACTTTAAAAAGTATAATATGAAGGATTGCAAGGATAGAATAGATAAATATGAAATCTCTGGATATCCCACTATTATAATAATAGATAAGAGAGAATCAGAAAAAAAGTTAGAGGAATACAATGATGACAGAAGATACGATAAAATGAAGGTATTTGTAGGAAAATACGCCGAGATGTAGGTATCCGTAGGTATTCGTGGGTATCCGCAGGTATCCGTAGGTATTCGTGGGTATTCGTGGGTATCCGCAGGTATCCGTAGGTATTCGTAGGTATCCGTAGGTATTCGTGGGTATCCGCAGGTATTCGTGGGTATCCGTAGGTATTCGTGGGTATCCGCAGGTATCCGTGGGTATCCGTAGGTATTCGTGGGTATCCGCAGGTATCCTGAAAAATAAGAGTATATAAGCCTATTAATAAAACTTTAATATAATAAAGGGTATAAATAAAAATGGGAGGCGGATTGATGCAATTAGTTTTGAAGGGTAATATGAGCGAATATATTACCTTAAATCCGCATATTAATTATTATAAATATGTTCTCAAAAAACATACTAATTTTTCTATGGATACTATTGTTATTACTTCTACTGGCGATAGCAATATTGGTTTTAAAACATCCACTTCTGAATTGCGCATTAATTTTAAAATAAAGCGTTATGCAGATTTATTATCGGGTATGTTTTTGACATTCAAAATTCCCGATATATACTCGGATAATATATATAAGTTCAGGTGGGTCAATAATTTGGGTTTCAATTATATTAAGGAAGCGCGTCTTAAAATAGGGGTTGTTAATATAGAGACACTATATGGCGAATGGATGAATATATGGAATGAACTCACGAGTAAAGATAATATTGAATATAATAAGTTGATAGGGAATATAGATGAATATACGGCGCCTTTCAATTTCGTGCCAAAATATCGTGTGTTAAATAACAGGCTTTATAATGTTACTTATCCTGTATCAAGTTTCGCAAAAACTCCTCAAACACCGAGTATTAAAAAGAGAAAAATACAGGTTCCGCTCAATTTCTGGTTTACCAAGAATCCCTCGCTTGCGCTTCCGTTATTAAAATTAGAGAATAACGAGGTTGAATTAGATATTTATATTAACGATAATGCTTTTGAGGGATTATATCAGATATGGAGTAATATATTGAATACCTATGTGAGTCCGCTAATGTATAATACTACACACCTCCCGGCAGTACCTATATCTATTGCGACATTCGTCAAGCCAAGCGATGTCAATTTTGATGTTAATAATGAGCTATTATGTACCTATGTATATTTAGATAGTGCAGAAAGAAGTAGTTTGTTATTGAATACTAACCAGATTAATTATATTATTAATACTGTTAAGAAAACGCAGGCAATTGCATTGAATGCCAATCATACGCTAATAGATATAACAAATGCCAATCATCACATTAAGGAGATTATATGGATTACGCGAAGAAGCGATTCTGTCAAAAACTTCAATAATTATACAAATTACACGGGGTCTCACGAATATAGCGAGGGTCTTGGAATATTAGATAAGGCGTCAATATTATGGAACAGAGAAATAACACGCGCTGATTATGATGCTACTTATTATAATCACATAGAGCCTCATAAATATCATACGAATATACCGAGAACGGGAATATATTGCTATTCATTCGCTTTATTTCCTGAAAAACAGATAAGCTCAGGTTCTTATGATAATACGCAAATTACTACCTCATTATCTGTGAATGTAAATCCGGAGGTTAAGGATGATGACAAATATACATATATCACTAAAATATATACTGATATATTAAATAGAGTCTATCCGGTCAATTTTGAAATTACTATATATGTTATGGAAATAAATGTCCTCACAGTCCTTAATGGCGGTGCTGGCTTAAAGTTCAGCTAAGCTAAGCTAAGAGACCATCGGCTATCAATTATTTTTATATTCTTTGATATAATTAAAGTATTATGGATTTATTTGTATTGATAATAATAATTGTATTTGTATTTATAATAAAATATTTAATAGATACTATTAACTCTCTCAATGGAGAGATAAGAGAAATAAAAGAAAAATGTATAATCGGCAGCAAGGCCTCTGGAGCCGGGGGAACCGGAGGAGCATCTGGGGCAGGAGCGACCGGGATAACATTTACAAAAAACACCGAAAAACCTTCTGATAATGTTAATAAAGAGTTAATAAAGACCCTCGTATATTTTAAAGACTACTTTGATAATAACAAATAGAGCTGTAAATACATATAAATAATATAAGCGTTTATAATTAAATGCCGAGAAAAAGTAAAAACAGCGATGTTAAATCTACAATAGATAAGAAGAAAGGCTTAATGAATACTATTGTAAAAGACGTTGTAGTTGTGGAAAATGAGGATATTATATTGCAGTTGCCGATATCTGATAATGATATAAATAAAATAAGTATTACTGATGAATTACACGAAGCCCCGACGCCATATGAGCCGAACTGTTGTTATATAAATGAGACTAACTTTTATAATACGATTCAGGATAATTTGATTAAGGATGATAATGATAGAGATAGAGATAGAGATACTAATATAGATTATAATGATAATATTATTAAATCTTCAAATAATTGCTATTGGTGTTGCCACTCTATTAAAGACAGGATATATGGGATGCCTTATAAATATAATATTACTACAAATACTTATATATTGTTCGGGAACTTTTGTTCGTTAGAATGTGCGAATGCATATAACTTCTCTTCACATTGTGGGAGCGACAAAGTATGGGAGATAAATAGCTTGATACAGATGTTGAGCAAACATTTTGGATGCACTCGCCCGATACGCCCCGCACCTTCAAGATTTTTGCTGGATATCTTTAATGGTCCTATGAATATTGAGGAGTTTCGCAAAGGTCATCATTCAAATGAAAAAACGCACCTATTAAATTTGCCACCTATGATAGCCACTACATACAATTACGAAATTGTAAATACATCCTATCTCAAAAACATTACAGATAATATGAATAATAAAATTGAGGCAAAAAAAAACAAAAAATGATATAAGAACATTGATACAATAAATATTGTGAATTACCCAAATTACTATTGCTATTAAGAATGACTAGTCTTGATAATAATTGCGGCGTTTCTACCGAGTCGGATGCGACAGATACGCGAGCTATTGTGAAAACTGAAGATATAAACTTTTCGCATTATAGAGTTTCTACTATAACTTGTAATGCGAATATTGGCGAGGATATTAATTTAAACTTGAAGATGCTGTTTGAAAATATTGTAATAATAGATAAGGATGATACAGACGGGATTGTATGGGCACAATATATGAAGGATGGCGATGATTTAAATCGCGGGACATATCCCAAGAAGAGGAGGAATAGTAAAAAAAATAAGATGAAGAAAAATAGGTTTGATAACCAGGTTACAATTATATATAAGAACGATAAATATATGCCAAATGTAAAAATATTTAAGAATGGCAATATTCAAATAACTGGAATAAAGGTCGTTGAGGATACTGTCATTATTGTCAATCATATTATTGCGAATATCAGGAATATCTATGATGATATTAGTAAGGACATTATAAATAACAGCGATGATAATTATGAATTGAAATTGAAATATCAGAACTTCAAGATTCGGATGATTAACACGGATTTCAAGGTATATTGCGACGATTCTATGATGGTTCAATTCGGTTTAAAGAGACGCGAGATACATAATATATTTATCAGCGAACTATATAATAATAAGTGTTCGTTTCAGCCTGGAATATATCAAGGGGTTAAGCTAGAATATTTCTGGAATAAATGCAATGAAAAAAAGAATGGTATTTGTTATTGCCCTAAGAAATGCTATGGAAAAGGAAAGGGAGAAAAAGTCGGTGATTGTAAAAAGGTTACCGGGGCTTTGTTTGAGAGTGGGAGCATCTTAATTACAGG